AGCCGCAGCCGCCCTGACTGGGGCGACCACAGACGAAAACGGAGTCCTAATTTCGGCTTCCGAGGACGGCGGGGAATCCGTCGCCATCGGCTTCAGGGCAAAGAAAGCGAACGGCAAATACCGCTACTTCTGGCTCTACCGAGTGAAGTTCGGCGTCCCGTCGACCAGTCTCGCTACCAAGGGCGACAGCATCACATTTTCCACGCCGTCCATCGAAGGTACGGTCTCCCGCCGCAATAAGCCTGCGGATAACGACCGTCATCCTTGGAAAGCGGAAGCAAACGAGGACGACACGGGCGTACCGCCCGCAATAATCGAAAGCTGGTACACGCAGGTGTACGAGCCGGAATTTTTGGAGGTGTAAGGCATGGATAAGGAAAGAAGCGCGGTTATAAACATCGGCGGGTCGGATTTTGAGTTAATCCTCACCACCCGCGCCACAAAGGAAATCGCCAAACGCTATGGCGGCTTGGATAATCTCGGCGAAAAACTAATGAAGTCGGAGAATTTCGAGATGGCTCTGGATGAAATTATCTGGCTGATTACGCTGCTCGCCAATCAGTCCCTCTTGATTCACAACTTAAAGCACAAGGACGACCCGAAAGAAGTGCTAACTGAGGACGCCGTAGAACTGCTGACTTCACCGCTTGAACTGTCTGCGTACAAGGCGGCAATCACTGAGGCGATGTTCAAAGGTACGGCGCGGAACATTGAAAGTGAGGACGGTGGCTCAAAAAACGCCGAGGTCGGGTAAGCGATTCAGAATTGTTTACCCGGCTTTTATATTACGGCACGGTTCATTTGAACCTCTCCGAGGAGGAAACATGGCTCTCGCCCGTCGGCTTGCTACTTGACTTGTGGGAGTGCCACAGGCAATTCCTCGGAATGAGCAAGCCGAAACAAGAACTGTTTATTGAGGATGTCATCCCTGATGGCATCTGATTTTTTGAGGGAGGAGGTGTTTTAGGTGGCTGATAATTTCGGTCTGAAAATCGGCGTCGAGGGTGAGAAGGAATTTAAGAACGCTCTGCGTGATATAAACCAGTCGTTCAAGGTGCTGGGTTCGGAAATGAAACTGGTATCCAGTGAATTCGACAAACAGGACAAATCCGTGTCGGCGGTCGCCGCCCGTAATGAAGTCCTGAACAAGGCAATCGACGCCCAGAAGGACAAAATTTCCACCCTCGAAGCTGCCCTCCGCAACGCCTCCGAGAGTTTCGGCGAAAATGACCGCCGCACCCAGAACTGGCAGATTGCCCTTAATAACGCCAACGCCGAACTCAACGGCATGGAGCGCGAGTTGTCCGCAAATGAAAAGGTGCTGGACGGCGTGGGCGACGAAATGGACGACGCCGCCGAATCCACCGACGACCTCGGCGATGAACTGAAAGAAACAGGCAACGAAGCCGAAAAGTCCGGCTCGAAGTTTGAGAAGCTGGGCGGTATCCTAAAAGGCATCGGCGTGGCGATGGGCGCTGTAGCTGTCGCCGCCGGTGCCGCAGCCATTAAACTCGGCAAGGAAGTCGTATCCGCTTACGCGGATTATGAACAGCTTGTCGGCGGTGTCGATACCCTGTTCGGCGAAGCGTCGCAGGCTGTTCAGACCTCCGCCGCTAACGCCTTCAAAACCGCAGGGATGTCGGCGAATGAATACATGGAAACCGTCACGGGCTTCTCAGCAAGCCTTATCCAGTCGCTCGGTGGCGATACCGAAAAGGCTGCACGGATTGCGGACATGGCGATTATCGACATGGCTGATAATGCCAACAAAATGGGTACGGACATCTCATCCATTCAAAACGCCTATCAAGGGTTTGCCAAGCAGAACTACACCATGCTTGACAACCTGAAACTGGGCTATGGCGGTACGAAGTCGGAAATGGAACGACTGCTTGCCGATGCCGAGAAAATCTCAGGCATCAAGTACGACCTATCCTCGTTTTCGGATTTAACGGAAGCGATTCACGTCATCCAAACGGAAATGGGTATCACGGGGACTACCGCTTTGGAAGCCACCGAAACAATAAGCGGCTCTATGGCGGGTATGGATTCTGCAATCAAGAACCTTATGTCGGGGCTTGGGAACGCCAACGCGGATGTCGGTCTTTTGATTGGAAACGTGGTCGAGGCATTTCAAAATGTCGTGAAAAACATCGTGCCGGTTATTGAAAACATCGTGAAAGCCCTGCCGCAAGCAATGTCGGCGATATCGTCGGCAATAAGCGACTTGCTGCCTGTATTGCTTGATACTTGCCTAAATCTGTTTACCCAAGTGTTGGAAATGCTTCTGACGCTCATACCGCAGTTAATACCTGTAGCGGTGGATGCAGTCATGACAATCGTGGCGGCTCTTATCGATAATCTCCCGCTCCTCATCGAAGCGGCGGTTCAATTGGTGACCTCGCTTGTTACGGGCATCGCCAACGCTCTCCCGCAATTGATACCAGCGGCGGTCAACGCAGTGGTGACAATCGTTCAGGGCTTGGTGGACAGCCTACCGATGATACTGGACGCGGCTTTGCAACTCGTCCTTGGACTGACACAGGGCATCCTTGACGCTCTGCCCCAATTGATAGCGGCTTTGCCCGCTATTATCCTCGGCATCGTCGACTTTATCATTGGAGCGATACCGCAAATCATCGACGCAGGGATTCAGCTTCTTGTGTCGCTTATAGAAGCCCTGCCCGAAATCATCACAGCGATAGTAGCGGCAATCCCGCAGATTATAGAGGGATTGATTACGGCGATACTTGGTTCGATTCCTCAACTTATCGATGCGGGGATAAAACTGCTTGTGTCGCTTGTGCAGAATCTGCCACAGATTATAACGGCGGTCGTGGCGGCGATACCACAGATTATATCGTCTCTCATCACAGCGATAATCGGGAGCATACCGCAGCTTGTTCAGGCAGGTATACAGCTTTTCGTATCGCTGATAAAGAACCTGCCGACCATCATCGTGGAAATCGTGAAAGCCATACCTCAGATTATCGCTTCGATAGTCAAGGGCTTCACAGACAACATCGGAAAAATCGTGCAGGTCGGAAGCGACCTCATCAAAGGGCTATGGCAGGGCATCTCCAATGTCGCCGACTGGATTTGGAGTAAAATATCAGGCTTCTTCAGCGGCATTGTCAACGGCATCAAGAACTTCTTCGGCATTAAATCGCCCTCGACGTTATTTGCCGGACTTGGCGAAAACATGGGTCAGGGTATCGGCGTAGGCTTCGAGCGGGCAATGGATGAAGTCGCAGAGGATATGCAAAACGCCATCCCCACCAATTTCGATATGCCCGGCGTAAATGTGGGCGATACAGTCGGTGGTGCAGGTTCTGCAAGCATACTTGGCGGTTCGCTTATAACCATACAGCAGATGATTGTCCGAAGCGAGGACGACATCCGCAGGATTTCACAGGAACTGTACAACCTGATGCAGACCGGATCACGGGCGCAGGGACGGTTCAGCCCGGCATAAGGAGGTGTTGGCGTGGGCTTTATTTTCAACGGAATATCATCACAAAACATGAACATCAAGGCTCGGCTGACTTCTTGGCAGGCTTCTCCGTCCTTGCGTAACTCCTTTGTGCAAATACCCGGCAAGCCCGGTGTGGCGGACTTCGGGAGCGACAGCACGGAGCGTGTTGTTACAGTGCGGTGCAATATCGCTCCAAGGCACAACCTCGCATCGCTTGTGGGCGTATTGGATGGTCTTGCCGAATGGCTCGACCCCGAAAAAGGTCTGAAACAGCTTGTACTTGACGACGTACCCGACCGTTTTTTTACGGCACGGTTGCAAGACGCTGTGAACTGTGAGCGGCTCATCCGTTCAGCGGGTGCGTTTGATTTGAACTTCGTCTGCCCAGACCCACACGCCTACGCTCTAACGGATGAGAGTTTCACGCTGACCCAAACGGGATCAAATACAGTCACAAGGGTCAAGGGCAACACGGACTCGTTGCCTGTCTATCTATTGAAAGGCACAGTTCCATCAGGTTCTGCAAACTATATATCATTAAAAACCAACGACGAGGAACTTCGTGTGGTCGGCACGCTGGCTTCGGGCGAGACCCTCGTTATTGACAGTGGTTTGGTGACCGCAAAAGTGGTGGACAACACCGGGGCGACCCTCCGAAACGGTCTGCCGCTATTACAGGAGTTGAATTTTCCAATACTCCGTAAGGGTGCGAATACCATAACCATAATGGCGGTGGGTGCGACCTTTACGGAATTGCAAATACAGGCGAAGAGCCGATGGAGGTGAGGACGTGGCGGTAAAATCCATATTGACTTCCCAGACTGACTTCACGGGTGAGATTCCCGTGACCGAGAAAACATCCGCCTTCTGGCGGTTCAACGAAGCCGCACCGGACAGCCAGACAAGGGTTCTGGATTCCTCCAATAAAGGGCGGCATCTCACCATTTCCGGTTGGATTGGTACGACGGCTTCCTTACCCGCCAGCCGTTACGGTCGGCATTTCCGAATGAACATCAACAACCCGACTACTGAAAAAACGCATCTTGTGGCGACCAACGACGGCACGTTCTTTTCTAACCTTGGCGATAAAATCGCCGTGGGCGGCTGGATAAATCCCACGACTTATTCGGTCGGTCAAAACTTCATCCCGCTGTTCAACACAAGGCAGGGTCCCGGTCAGCCGTTGTTCTATATTTCGCTCTACCAAGGGCGGCCGCGAATGATGATATACAACTCGGCGGGAACGCTTATCCTCGACCAAACAGAAACACCGTCTTTCAATCTGGTAAATGGCGGCTGGTATTTCCTCGCCGCCATCATTAACGTCAAAGAGAATACCTCCCAGTTCATCGTCTGCAACAGAGCCGACGGCGTGGTATGGGCTGCCCCTATTCGGACGATTACTGGGGTCATAAATCCATCATGCGTAGCAAACATCGTCTTGTGTATGCACGCTGACCAGTATTATTTTGCGGGTGGCATTGATGAGTGGTTCTTTGAAACCGACAGCAGCCTGACCATCGACGATTTAATCCGATTTTTCCGTCAGGCGATGCTTGCCAACGGCGGCGACGTCTCAGCAAGTGTGGACGCTCTCACCGAGCCGGGGGCTGTGATGCTTAGACGAGGTTCTGATAACCTCTACCCCGTAAGCGGTCAGCTTACCACCATCGCCGCTGAATGCAACCTCGCGGGGAGCGGTCGGGTATCGGTTACAAGCGAGTATACGGCGGGCGTCACTTCAATCTCGCTCATCGAAACCTCTACGTCTGACGATTTGCTGGACTGGTCGGCATGGCAGACGGTCGGCTCGAACGGCGAATTGGCGTCGCCAAGCCGTGCCTATATCAGATACAGGATAACGCTTTCCACGAACAATACGGCGGTCACGCCGAAACTGCTCGACATCACCCTCCATGACATCCCAAAAGCCCCATATGAGAAACTGGGCTTTGCCAGACCCGTAATCTTGGACGGCAATGGAGCGTGGGAGTCGGTTCTTGAAAACGCCTACGACATCATTGTCACGGGCGAGGTCAACGGCGCGGACACCTTGGAGTTCAAGCTGCCGTTTTCCGACCCGAAGCGGGCGACACTCGACAATGAAAAGCTGGTGCAGATAGCCGAGGATGTATACCGCATAAGGACTATGACTGATGAAAAAGGCTCAGGCGGCAACAGCATCCTCACTACTGTGTATGCGGAAGCGGCGTTCTATGACTTGACCTTCTCTGCCGAAAAACAACCGATAGAGTTCAACGCCGACCTGCCCGCCGTCCCGATGGCGTTTGCTCTCGCAGGTACAGGATGGGAAGTCGGCACGGTCAATGTGACCACGCTTCGGACTTGGAACTGCCAAGAAAAGAATGCCCTTTCTATTCTTCGGATGGTTCAGGACATACACGGTGGCGACTTGGTATTCCACAGCCGCGACCGCCGAGTCGACTTGCTGACATTCAGCGGAACGGACAGCGGCGCGCTCTTCGCTTACCGCAAAAATCTGACGGGTATAAAGCGCGTGGTGGATACCCGAACCCTTGTCACAAGGCTCTACGCCATCGGCAAAGACGGCATGACCTTCGCCACTATCAACGGCGGAAAGGAATATGTGGAGGACTTCACCTATTCAAATGAGGTAAGGGTAGCCACCCTCGACTGTTCTAATTTCACGAACCCTTATCAGATGTTGGAGTTCACAAAAATGCGGCTCGCGGAGTATTCCAGACCCCGCGTGTCCTATGTGCTTTCAGCGATGGATTTATCCGTGCTAACGGGATATGAACATGAGCAGTGGGATTTGGGCGACATCGTGACCGTGGACGATAGGGATTTGAAGCTGACCATCAAGACGCGGATAATCCGCCGACAATATAACCTCCAAGAGCCGTGGAAAACGGTACTGGAACTCTCCACGAAACTGCGGGAACTTGGGGACTCGTCCATGACGGCGATTGCCGACCAGTTCGACCAGTCCAACCTCATCGGGCAGGAAATCAAAGACATGGTACCGTTTAACCATCTGCGGAACTCCAGAGCAGACGACGGCTTTGCCTACTGGCAAAACTCAGGATTTGAGGTGGACACGCAAAACGGTGTGTCCGGTACGGCATCGTTCAAGGCGGTGGGCGTGATTAACATGACCAAGAGCATGGCTCAGACGGTTTATCCCGCTTCCCGGCGCAACTACACCATATCGGCACAGATTGGCTCGGACAACCTAAACAAAGGACAAAATGGTCAGGTCGGCATCGAGGTGGTATTTGAATACGAGGACGGTTCGACCGAGACTCGTTTCATTGATTTGTATTGACGGAGGTGGAACATGGCATCTTTTCAACAAGTGGCGCGGGACGCTTCGCCTAAAGGCTGGGGCAGGCTGCGCTCCATCACCATCCGCCTTGTCATACAGAACTGCACGGGCGATGTGTATTTTACCGACCTCATGCTTCAGGCTGGTGCGGTAGCCACCGGCTGGGTCGGTCACGTCTGCGAGATTAAATGGACGCTGGATGGGTAGGTGGCGCTTATGGTTATAAACAATTTTATCCGATTCGCGGAGGTCATCAAAACCAAAGAGGAAAAGCGGATTGTCAGCATAACTATGCGACCACTCGTCTTTGACTGCACGGGCGAGATTTATTTTACCGACATTCAGCTTCAGGAAGGCGATAAGCTGACAGGCTACACGCCGCATACCACAACCATGCTCAAGAACTCTCCCAATCCGGCTCGATACCATAACGGTGTGGTGCGTTCGGGAGATACGATTATTATCTTCAATCTCAGCGGTCTCGGGTCGGGAACTGTTTACACCGACATCGGCGGCACGTCGGCCGCGCTTGATTGCTACATTTATCCGATTCAAAGCATGGCGGCGGGGAGCATTGAGGTCTCGCAGGGCATGGGTTCGCATAAATGCAAGTTTACGGCAGCGGCAAACGCAGGTGAAGAGTTCGCTCTAAAAGCGTCCACTCGTCAATGCTTGAGGAACGGCAACCCAACGCCTAAACAAGGCTTTTACCAATACTCTGCCGCCCATGACAGCAAACATCAAGTGAAACTGGAAGACAGGAAATCGGCACGGGTATATTTCGAGTACAAAGAAATGTTGAAGGGAGAAGAACGTCCATGAGGGATTACTTAAAAGGAAAACGCTGTCTGGTCTGGACGTTTATGGGCAACGCCCGAATGTATGACGCTCTTGATAAATACGGCGACCGGCTGGATGCAGTCGGCGTTTTTACTTTCGAAGTGGATATCACAGGCACAATTTCTGAAACAGGCACGAGCATTACACGGATGATGCCGTATATAAACAAGTGGCGGCATATCAAGTGGCTGCTCACCATCATGAACCACGGCACGGCTTCTATTTTTACTGCCTTGCAATACAACACAAACGGCGCGAAAGACAAATTCCTCACCGAGATTGTTAGGATTATGCAAAAATACCCGTGGTGCGCGGGCGTAGATATCGACCTCGAACGCGGCGGCGGATTTGAGAACAGGGATGCGGCGAACGCCCTGTTCCGAGATATATACCTTACGGTCAAGGCGTTTAATCCCGCCAAACTGGTTAACATCTGCCTGCCCGGTATGACTGGCGTCCAAGGCTCGGTCGGCGGCGAGAATTGGTGCGTATATGCAGACCTCAACCCTTACTGCGACCTCGCCGCGATAATGTCCTACGGCATGGCGTGGGCGGGAAGCGCGCCGGGGCCGGTTTCGCCGAGAAGCTGGCTGGAGGGCGTTTACGATTACGCCGTTCAGTCCTTCGACCCCGACAAGATACTTTTCGGCTTGCCGTCCTACGGATGGCAGTGGCAGATTTACGCCAACCCCTCCGACCTTGGCAGACCGTATCGCGGCACCTCGCTTACTTATTACGCCGCCAAAATATGGGCGGAGGGTGGTTATAACTTTACGGGCGACACCGCACCGCAACCGCTAATACCGATTATCGCCTACTGGGACGACCACGACAAAGTGCCGTGGATGCTTCCCCATGTGTACGATTATATGGAAGGCTGGGACGCTATCGAAAGGCAAGCCCCGATTATGCAGGAAATCTATAACCGCCGCAGATATCTGACTTGCTACGGTAAAACACAGAGGACAGAGTTCGGCACGATATTTATTGACCGCAACGGCATACCCGATTCATTCACGGGCAACGTCATCATCGGCGAAACGACCGCCACCTTGGGCAGTGGCGGCACTGCGACATATAATTTCAACATCTCGCAATCCGGCGTTTACGATGTAGCGGTTCGGATATGCTACCCATTTTGGAACAGGAACGCTATCGACATCGCCCTTGACGACTCGATGGTTAGTTTCTCCGAGAATCGGCTCTGGTGGCCGTATTGGACAAAAACTTGCTGGCTTACTCTTGCCAAAGGACGCAGCTTGTCGGCGGGTCAGCATACCATCGTGTTAAGCGGCGGCGTACCCGGCGTTCAGTTTTATGGCTTCCGCGTCTGCTCGTCATTCAGCGAAAGACCGAGCGCGGGCGAGGCTTTGTTTGCGCTCTCACCGCGCAGTTTCAAGGATGTCAACGGCAACATGGCTGTGCCGGACAAGGGCTTCAAGCTGACCACGGAGGTCTTGCGCCGCAGACCCGACAGCGCACTCATATGGTATGAGGACTTCCGTGACCCCGTCACGCTTCAAAGCACCTATTGGACTACGCTTTCTGGAAGCTGGGCTGTCTGGCGAAGCAACCAGTGGGCGCCCGGCAGGGTCTATTCACAGCTTGAGGGCAGCGGTCAGCTTGCGTGGAACTATGATGGCATCAATGATGCGCATATCAGGGCGAGGATTGCTTTCCCTTCAAACGGGAACGGACGGGCGGGTGTGTTCATCGGCAATATCTTCTGCTGTATCAACATCAATAACCAACGGATAGAATTATATCAAGGCTCGACGCTGCTTGGTACATTCAACGCCAGTTACGCAAGGACACCCGACAGCCAAATCCGCACGAATCCGAATATGTACCTCATAGAGATGCGAAAACGCGGTAACCGTGTGCGGGTTTATTCAGGCAATAGCAACACGCTCCGATTTACGGCAAACATAGTGGCGACAAGCGGTTACTGTGGTATCCAGTCCGACAACCATGTCAAATGCGAACTGCTCCGTTTGGGCGACGCTTGGACTTACGAGCCGTATGAAGCCTTTGATGTAATTATGCCAAACGGTACGACTGAAAGCTATGGCAGGATTCCCCGAAACGGTGTGACTTGGGATAACGAGTTTCAGGTGTTCACACTGTCTTCCGACGTGGAGGAAGGTTCTACCCGAAGCGAGGATATCTCGATGGATTATGATTTCTACCATAGCCAGATTTTACAAATTCCCTGCAATGCCGACTATACGGCGCGGGTCATCCCGAAAGACATAAACGTGTGGATTTCACGGCTATTCCTCGGCGATGCTGACGGATTCGCCATCGTCTATTACCAAGACGTGGACAGCCTCGTCTACTGGTCAAACGAAGCGGCGTATCGGTGGAAGGTTCGCGGTATAGCAATCTGGTCGCTCGGTCAGGAGGATATGCGGCTCTGGGAGGCTCTCCCGAAACAGATATAAAAAACACTATGGCATACACGCCTGTCGGAAATGGCAGGTGTTTTTATTTGCAACAGAAAGAGGAGGTTATAACGGTATGAAGAGTTTATGGATT